GTAACGAACACGCAGGGTGTGAATCTGACCAACTGGTCCGCTCATTGGCTGAACGCCGATGATTTCGTTAGCGATAACGGTTGGCATAACACGACGAATAACAGGCAGAATGACCTTGTTTAGAGTAGCAACGCTACCGGCACTGGTGGCACCAGGTGTTGCACTTTCAAACAGGCTTATTCCTGCACGTGATTGTAGATCCTTACGAGTGTTTTCTAGGACGACTTCCATGACCTTCTTGCGATTGCCAGATAAGCCTTCGCACAGGGCAGTCTTGGTGGCCGACCAATGTGTTTCAAAAAGATTAGTAGACATTTTGTTTTAGCTCCTTAATGCTTAATCCCGGCAAGGTGAAGAATCATTCCCAGGTCGGCATTATCGTCCTTGGATTCCTCTATCACTGCGTGGGCTAATTTGTTGTTTGTTCTGTCACCGGTAACGGCTACAGGTTTTGCACGTGCAGTTTCTGCAAGTGGAACCTTGGATTGGTTACCAGGATTGCCATTTACAACTGCTGGCAGATAACGATTGAAGGCTTCTTTAAGTTGTGTGGTCTTAATATCCCTCAACATATCTTCCATTACTGCTTTCTTATCACGAGCCAGAGGAGATAGAAGCTCTTTTAGAGTTTCTTCTCTTTGCAGACGATCTTGAGCAGTACGCACTTTTGTATTTGCAGATTCAATTAAAGTTTCTTGCTCTGAAATTTTCTTTTGTGCTTCTTTCAGAGCTGCACGCTGTTCTTGAATCTGACGTGCAAGCTTTTTGACTTCGCTACCTTCTGAAAGATAGGATGCCATGTATTCAGCTGCCACGGCTTCAAAGATACGACGACCAAAATTGTTTTCACGAGCTTTTTTGATGTCATCTTTCCATTGCACTAGCTCACGCTTAATCACTTCATTGAGAGTTTTATCAACTGCTACAACTGCACGATTAACAAACTTGGTTTGTGCTTCGGATATTTTCTTTTTACCTTCTTGTGCCAGCTTAACACGTTGCTCAACCAGAGCCTTTTTATCAGCATGAAACTCAGCAATTTCTTCACTGAGCTGTTTGAGAACGAATCCTTCCAACTTGTTGACACGATTAGCAAGCTCACGTTGGCTGCTTTCCTTTACGGTCTGCAGTTCTTGAGCAAGCTCACGACGTTGAGATTCTAAATTCTTGCGGTCTTCAATAAATTCTGCAATCTCAGCCTTTAGTTGCTTGGCAACAAAACTATTAAGCATTTTTGCATGCTCAATCATTTTTGACTTGTAATTAGTCTTGGCTTCTTGGATTGCGTTACTCATCTTAGCACGTTGACGAATCAGAGCAGAACGATCTTCTGCAAACTCCGCCAACTCCGCGCGAATAGTATCACTCAGCATCGCGTCCATGGCTTCAACAAGCTTAGCCTTATCGTTGTTGTAACGAACGGCATAGTCTTCCTGGAGTTTTTGCTCCACGGCTTTTACCTTGTTGTTAAAGGCTTCCTGTAATGCAGTCTTGACATCTTCGCCAAGTACTTCATTTTCCAGGAGGTCTTTGATTTCCTTTTCCATAGGACACTACTCCTTAAATAAGTTTCAACTCATCGACCCAGCCAAGCAGAATTTTCTTCAGGTGCTTTTGGGCAACTGCGTCATGTTTCATGCTTTCAGCTAGTTCATGAATTTTGTAGCCGTGTTTGCGGTTCATGATCGCCTCATACATAGGTGTGGGGTAAGCATTAGGCGCACTTGGCTTTGCTACGATGTCAACAGTTAACATATCAAAATCTGATACTTTACCATTATCATCGACATTGCCTGATCCACGGGAGCTGACACCCAGCTTGACCCCGCAATCTAACAGCGTACGGACAATGTTACCGCAGGGTGTGGGAAGTATTTGCAACTTACCATAACCATTGGGACCATCCATCCACATTTCAGTAATTTTATGACTTACTCGGTCCAGATGAATTTGCAGTTCCTGTGGGTGATCACACTCACCAAGAACTCCATTATCTTTCTGAATCGATTCTTTAATGTTTTCAACAGCCTTGCGAATTTCATGAAGTGGATATACACGGCCATTGTGATTACGCAGGTCTCCTTGAATGAAAATACCTTTCATGTAGACTTTTTTCTCGCCGCCATGTTCTATGTCTTGTTCCATAATTACTTCTGCTTTTGCAGAATCATAGTTCAAGGTTTCGATTAAAATATTGTTATTCATAAAATTGTCTCTCATTGGCGTAGAATATTTAACTAAAAGTTGAAATTATTGCGGTTTTATGACAAATAAATGCAAAAAATTACCGGAGAATCAATTCTCCGGTAATTTCCTATAATTTTACTTAAGGTTATCTCCACCTTTGCTGAGTGGGCTCATCTTACCAACCGTGTCGGCACCAAATTCTTTGGCAGTTTTGTTGATTGCTGCTTCTGGCTTGTTGCCTTCCTTGGATTGCTTGCTCATTCCCTGAGTTGAAGTCTTGCGACGATTGTCAGCCTTCATATCTGGGTCAGCCTTTTTTAGGGCATCCATAGAGTGCTTGGGTTCATTCTCACGATCAAACCCTTTGTGATCTGGTCCAGTTACTTCAACTGGTTTTGCACCGAAACGAGTTGTTTGACTTTTTGGAAGTGGGCTCTTTGCGTTGTTACCATCGCTCATGCCACTTGCAGCAGAACCCACGTCTTTTGCAGGAACTGACTTTTCCATGTCCTTCATGACAACTTCTAGGTCAAGACTTTCAGCGATGTCGTCAAAATCTTCGTCCATATGCCAAGATTCTTCTTCCTCTTCTTCGCCTTCTCCTTCGCCTTCTTCATCATGCTCTTCACCAGCCTCTTCGGCTTCAAGCTTTTCAAATTCGGCACGTAGTTCAGCAAGAGCATCTTCAAGATCACTCATTTTGTCCATGATTTCTTCATGCTCTTCATGGCTGTCATCACCATCGTCATGGTCAGTGTCCATATCCATGTCCATGTCAGCGTCATCATCTGACATTTCCATTTCTTCATCACCCTCACTCATGGTTTCTTCAAAATCAATCTCATCTTCTAGAGCACTGATTTCTTCGTCCATATCGTCTTGATGATGTCCAGTTATTTCATTGGTGAAATCTTTGCTCATGTCACCAGTTCCACCGACTTCCTCGTCCATGTCGTCATGACTCATCATTTCTTCATGAATGGCTCGTGCTTTTTCAATAAATACTTCATGCAAAAGTTCTTTGGCACGTTCCTCATCATTCTTAATGAGGTATCCAAGAACGTGTGCTAACTTAGGGTTAACAGTCATAATTTTTTGCTCCTTTAATAAAAGTTAAGAACAGACTCAATTTTTATTTAGGTAAAATTAAAAAATTATGAAGAATCAGCATAAAAAAATGTATTTTTTATGCCGTTCGCATAATATATGTAGTTCCAGTTGGAGCTGAACTCGCAATATTGGGTGTAACAATTGTGCCACCTTCGGGCAAAGTTACAGATTGACCATTACATATAATCCAGCCAGCAGGGATTTGACTTACATTTGGCCACAAAATTATTCCAGGCACAGGCACTGCATTATCATTATTGGCTTGTGTAACTAATCCATTAGCCCCGACATAAACATTACTATAATAACCAGGTGTGATACCAGATTGATTGTTTATAAAAATATTACTGGTCCATGTAGATCCGTTTGCAACCGTGTTTCCATTTACATCACCAGAGAATAAAATAATACTAGGTGGTGTATAACCAAGGGCATTATATACATCTTGATCAATTAATGTTGTTGCATCTGTTACTATCCCATTACTATTAACATAAACATTTGTGAACCAATTTGGGATTTGAGTAACGTTCGAATTTGAAATTATATTTCCATTTAGTGCATTGACCAGAGTTGTTGTTAAAATAACATCATTGCTTCCATCAAATGCCACACTACCAGTTGCAGAACCTGTGATTGTTATATTTCTTGCAGTTGCCAACACATTGGCAGATGTTGCTGTACCTTGAAAAGAATAACCTGTTTGCCACTGACTATTACTTGGTATTGTTGCCAGAGTTATACCTGCTGCCAGACCCTGAGGGAAAAAATCAGCAAGTTGAAAACTAGAAGAACCCACATATACTGGCTGAGTTGGATATTGACTTGGATTAATTGGAACATTACTCACAGCACTTACAATACTGCCACCGCTTAACATCACTGTAATGCTAGTTTGTTGGTTGATCATTACCTGTGCAGTACCAGCATTTCCATCAAATGGCGGAGAAAGAGTTAGCCATTCTTGTCCATCATAATAGTTCATCACAGCCGTCACACTGTTATACCAAATCTGTCCAGATATTGGACTTGCTGGCGGCGTACTACTGGAAAAATTTTGAAGCAGATAAATGAAATTTTCATTGAGTGGCAGTCCAAAATTAACAGAATTTTGACCAATTAAAGCCAAACTTGTTGCACTGGTA